ACTTACGCTTCAATGAGAGTTCGTCAAGTAGATATCTAAAGTTGCTTGAACTAGCAGATGCAGTAGGATACTCCTTGATGATTAACTTACCTTTGATACTCTTGTTGAGTCGTTCAAGTTTTGCTTGATATACATCTTCAGGAATCGTCTTGAGATCATCAAGATCGATGTTCATTAGGTTTGCGTCAATGCGTTCTGCGATTCGTTCTTCTGCCATCTCACAAGTAATATAAAGAACATTCTTGTTTTGAATTAGACAATTCGCTGCATGGTGACACATGAAGAGTGATTTACCAACTCCTGTTCCTGCAAGAATAACATTCAATGTCTTTTGTGGAGTACCACCATTAGTAATATCATTGAAGTACTGAAGATCGAATGGAATACGATTCTCTATCTTATGATAGAATTCATATCGCTTATCTCCATCCTCAAGGTAATCGTGTCCGACATGAGTATCGAAAGACACAGCAAGAGCAGTTGACAGAATTTCTGGCAAAGCAGTTGTTGTCTTTGTCTTTGACTTACCTTCAATGATATGAATAGATTCTAGGATAGCATTGTAGATTGCTTTGTCTTGACAGAATTTCTCAGTCTTATCAATCAACCACTCCTCGTCCTGTACTCCAATTTCCTTGAAGGTGCTGATCCTACTCGACAGTTCATCGTACTCCTTCTGACTCAAAGAGTTACTATTCTGTAGATCGATACCAATAGCGTCAACTGTTGGTGCAGAGTTATACTTTAAGATATACTCACGAACAACATTGAATAGTAACTTCTCAGGTTTGGTTTGAAAGTAATCCTCCTTCAAGAAGGGAAACGCTCTACGCATATATGAATCATTGTCTAATAGATTTTTGAAGATAATATCTTCGATTGAACTCATTTGTTTTCCTCTTTGGTTTCTATTTCGTCTACCGTATTTCCGTATTTAAATTCTTTTGCTGCCGCTTCGTCTAGAAGTTTCAGAATCTCTGGAGTAAAGAACTTCTCGGGATTGTCGTTGATATTTTTCTCAAATACCTTAGTCCCGTCAGGAAGTTCGATTCTCGTACTATTCTTCTTGAAGATATTGTGTTGAAGTGCAAGATCAGTAAGACCGTAATACAAATCAAGACCTGTATTATAATTCAGTCGAACATCTACCATCTTGTTTTCTTTGGTAAGTCTTCCCTTATACAACTTGCAATGGATAATGTTACCAACCACATCACCCTCCGTGTTCTTGTCCTTTCGCTTTGACAAGTATACGATAGTGGATGCAGCGTAACGAATACCTTGTCCACCGCTCATCTCTGTTGTAGGATACATCGATCCCATACTTTGATAGGTATGGTTTGTCATGATCATCGGGATCTTTGCCATTCCCAACTTAACTGTCAGGACTCGGAAAGTTGCCTTTACGAGTTGCGCTCTGGTCATATCCCGTGTTTCTTTTCCTTCGGATGTATCGTTGATCTCTTTACTTGTCGAAAGCATTCCCAACGAATCTAACACAATCAGGATCTTCTTTCGATCTGCTACAGGTTGTGCTAGATGATTGTCTACGATTGTAATGACTTGATGACGAAATTCTTCAATTGTAGTCACAGGAAATACAGCAATTCGTTTAGCGTCGATTCCTCTTTCAGTAATCATTTGAGATGTCACTGCTTGCTCAGAATCGAAGTATAACACAACAGAATCTTTATGATCTGTTAGGAACTTGTGTACAATTCCCAACGAGAAATAAGTCTTACCTGTTGAAGTTTCTCCTGCAATTGCAAGGATCTTGTTGTTGGCAATTCCTCCGTAGATAGATCCTGATAGGAGCGCATTCATAATATAGCTCCCAGTATCTACGAATCCATCGACATCACTACCATCAAGTCCATCATTTACTACTGATGCAAACTTGTTTCCTGAAAGTTTAATCATATCATTCAAATTCATCGTTGTCTCCCATAATTGAATCTAAGGTTCCGTTCAGTTGAAGTATACCATTGCTTTTACCGAAACACCAGATGTTTTCTATGAAATCTTTTTGTAGAAATTCACTAAGTCCTGATGTCATTTTCTTTGGTCGTTGCTTGATGCGCATTCCTAACTGTCCTAGGAAGTTTGCTTTAAGATCCTCCTTCATAAAATCAACTAGTTCATCACAGGTTCTATATCGTGTACCTTTAATGACAGGATCCATGATGTTAATAAAGACAAATCCTTCTTTATTAGTAACCTTCCATGCACCCCGAAGCATTGGAAAGAAGAATCCATCTCTCCATTTTTCATATTCGTTGTATCTAGACCACGACTGATCAGTTTCGTTCTCACCGCCCTTATTATACAGTTCAGTAGAGAAGTAAGGAGGAGATGTAAAGACACAATCAATCCCGTTTGTATGGGATTCCCATTCGACATCTTCAGCAGGCTTACGAAAGATCTGTACTTTCTTTTTTCCTTGACATATAAAGTAATCACCATAATCATCTATTCTTGCATCTATACATCCTAATTGCCCCTCATACCACAAACATTGTTGTTTGTATATTTCATATACATTTTCGTTGGGATCACACCCATAGTACTCTTTTGCATTTGACGCATAGAATCCTGCTAGACGATCTCCCCATCCACAACTAGTATCAAGCACCGTGTTTGCATTTGTCATTTGGTAAATGCATTTGGCAACATGCGGTTTGAATTGGGTAGCAACATATGCTCCAAGACGGAAAGATCCTCTCCAATTATGAAGTCCAACACTTGTGTTACCTAATCGCCAGAATGTGTAGTTCATCTTCTTTAGATACTTTAGATCTTTCCATATCTCCAATGGAGCAGGAAATCCATAAGAACCACATGCAAGTCTATTCTCTTGTTGAAAGTAATTACTAACATCATTGTAATAATGACCAAATTGAATCATTCCAAATCCATATTGATCAAATGGATATTTGTAGTCATCATATTTTTCTAATACATCTCTGCTCTGTAGATTTGTGATGAGCATTTTACTCAGATCATCACCACATAATTTCTTGAATTTATCAACAACATCATTCTCTTCAATTTCCCTAAAGGGAAACTTTGGTTTGTATGTGATGATATATTCTGCAAGAGCATCTTTGATGTCTTGTTTTGTATAATTCTGATTCATTTCCAACCACTTATCCGATGGGATAATAGGTAATCCATTAGAATCAGCGTACAGTTTCAATTCTTCAACAAGATCAAGTAAACAGGGATTCAAGGGTTTGTTCCTTCTCGATTTTCCAACCAATGGTATTGATAATAGTAAGTAAAGGTTCAACGAATGCAACATTGAATTGCTTGTTGAAGTCTATGAATCTATCTAGGTCAAATTCTGTTGGAAGTTTACCCAAAAATGAGACTACATCAGATCCGATAGTATTCGGTTCTTTCAAGTAAATAAACTTAACCTTCTCTCCATCTTTCACCAACGAATACTTCTTTTGAAGTTTGTTCTTTTTGAGGAAATGATTGTATAGTAAAGATCCTCGTACAGCAATGGGTGTTGATTTTTTGTAGATATTCATATCATCTGCATACTTAACCATACCATTACATCCACGGGGAAATGCAATATCCTCAATCGCACTATTGTCAAACTTAGTTCTGAACTCATCGGTATATGAAATCAATTCGTCCTCTGTACCATTCAATATGATTTGAATACAATCACCAAGCGCATTACGAACGATCTCAGGAGTAGACGAACGAGCAGTCTCGATTCCCATGATCTTCTGCTCAGGTTCTTTGAGAATAACGCCGTCTTCACCGACAAGGATGTTTAACATATACCGCTTCTTCGCAGTCCAAATACCCTTATCCGCAATCGCTTCGCGCTTCATTCGCATCTTCTGATCGAATGCTCCCATCTTCAAATACAAGTCTTGGTACTTCTTATCAATCATTGGTTGAATGATCTTATCACAAGAATTAACAAGGAACTTTACAATCTTAGTGTTATCTGTTTCTGTTGGTAGCACCTTGGACACAAGAGTGTCCATTCGGAGGTAGATACTGTCCGTATCGCTTGCAATCACATAGTTCTCATCTGTGGTTCCAATTGTCTTGTTCATAAACGCATTGAATTCTCGTTCAATCCATCGAATAGACAACTGTCCTGAGATGGTGATTGCTTCTGCCATATCAATGTTGTAGTATCGGAAATATTGGTTTCCGATTGCACCGAATGCTGAGTTGAGTTGAATTTTTCTAGCAAGTTGGAAGTTGTGATATTTAGAGATGTCTTTCTTTACCTCATCCACTTTGCTTGGTGGTGCATCAGCACCTAATGTTTTCAGCAATCGCTTACAGTCCAACATTTTCTCC